GTCTTCTAGAAGAAAACAAGAGCATGCAGTGTCATGAACCCGCTTTTAAAGCGGAGTTCGTAGCGTACAGAGATTCTCTGACACTACGACACTCTCAGGCAAAAAGAAAATTGTCTGGGGCGTATCGAGGTATTTGACTACCCCGGTACTCCAATCGGCGAGTTTCTCGCAGATGGATGTGAAGTCCCCACCCTGTGGAGGGGGAACATCACCTCGTGCGGTCTCTAGGTTTTTGAGAAGGCGCGATTCCCGAATCTTCCAAGGTAACACGTCATACGCGTTACTCTTGTACGGGTTCTCGCCGTGACGGCGGGAAACCTGCGGAGCTAACATGTTCCGGAAGAGATAGGGCCTGTCGATGCTGTTAATTGCATCATCGACAGTGGTTAACCCGAGGCGTTTCGCCGCGGTAACCTTGTCACTGAATCGCAAATGTTGCCAGTCAGTGTCGGTGGCCTGCAACATTAGTTGGAGGCCACTATCGTCAACGCCGTGAGTCAACTCGGCGTTCGACAGTATCATACTAACCTCGTCTTTGACCAGGTCGGTAGATACACCCCTAGCTCGGGCATTGGTGGCGAAATTCGCCAGACAGCGCCTTACTAGGAGAGAAGCTGAGCCGTCAAATACTTCTTTGACACTCTGCAGCTGTATCCATGGAGTTTCCTCCATGAATATCTTCCGCAATTCGCTCCTTGAGCGATGGAAAGCCGGAGATCCGATACCTCCCAGTTTTACTGGGAGATACCGGGTTGACAGGAGGGTGGGAAGGAAACCTTCCATCCTCTGTTCAAAGCGTGCAGATGCCATGGGAACCATGGCCTCAAAGCCGCCGCCGAGCCAGGACAACATGCCTTGCATTTGTCTTGCCTTGCCTATGGCAGGGTTAGGCTCATCTTTCCCCTCGCACTCTTTAGAGCAAGGAGAAAATAACCTTATCTTCATCGCATCGATGTGAGGTTGTTCTAGATATGGTCTCTTGTGAAGAGGGGTTTCGACCCCCCATATCATAGATTTATCTAGACCTACTGTGAAGAGCATCTCTTCACAGTAGAACGCACCTCTAGAACTTAAAAAGTTCTGTGACCAGGAAACGGACATTCCGTTTAAACCATGGTTCAACGTAATACGTTGAAGGTACTTCTTGGGACCTTGACCAATATGGTCATCCCCCGAGCAGGCAAAGTGACGCCAGACCTTGGTCGGTGCCCCTTTACCTGAGCTTAGACGTAAGAGAAACTCTTCGTCTGAAGCCCCCAACATGCCAAGTTGGGAACGGAAGAAGGCTTCCCACTCTGCACAAATATTGTGCAGAGTGAGAACCAACTTTGCCCCGGGGTCTCCCATTAGGATGCCTCGGGTTGTGAGCTTATCGAAGGAATCTCCGATATTTGACTCATAGCGTCGACCAGAACATAACAGACTGGACGACGCACGGAGGTAGTTGGATGTTTCATCCAACCCCTCCATGAACCCCTCAACCATTGCGGATGAGTACTCGTGAGTACAGAAATCTGTAGCAGTTGTAAGATCACTACTTAAAAAGTAAGTGGTCTGGTTCGTGACAGGCCCCGCATTGCGCAGCCTTTTCACCCATTCATACAGTTGCCAGCCTCGCGTGAGGCCAGCAGTGACTGATGGATGGAGCTTAGCCAAACCTAGTAGGTGGTGGCTAAACGGTTGGAGGAAGATTGTTAACCAATCTTCTCCGACGGTGACGACCCTGGATTTTGCTCCAGGCTCGCCAATCGCACTAGCCTTAATTGACGGTGCGATAGTACCTGTTCTTAACAGGTCATCCGAAACGTACGGGGTTCCCTCCAATCCATGATTGGACAGTCCCTCTTCGACCGACCACTGAAGTAACTGGTAACCAGTTACGGCGTCGAGTCCGTACAAGGGATCTTCGTATTTGAAATTTTCAAAATCGAGGATCATGTCTTCGGCAGATTCGCCGAATTCATCAGTGGGTCTATGGACGGGATTTTCCCGACACATAGTCTGCCACACGGGCCTACCAGCAATTAGCTGATAGGGTCGACCGAACCATGTCACTTCATGAGTGTCATGGTCTGGTATACGAGTGGCCCAAGTCCGGAATTTTACCGCGACTTCAGCCGCCCTCCCCCC